TCAAACCTCGCCTGCCAGGGCTGCTTCGCCTGCCAGGGCTGCTTCGCCTGCCAGGACTGCTTCGCCTGCCAGGGCTGCTTCGCCTGCCAGGGCTGCTTCGCCTCAGCGCTCTACTAGAAAGCAACCTTGTGGTACGCAAAATGATAGGCGTTGTGATAAAGGGACCCGGTGTAATAAAAAAACTGGAAAATGCGAGAAAATAAAAGCAAGGTCTAAAAAGGCGGTCAAACATAAACCCACACGAAGGAAATCATCGGTACTTAGGTCTAAAAGAGAAAAGGGAGCAGAACTTGATATCATGCAAGCAAATGATTCCTATAGAGAGTTAGGTATCGTGCAAACTGATTATTTTGACGATGTTTGTGTGGTATTAAGAAATATTCGTAAAAAATTGCATGATCCTAATAAACCTGATAGAAAAATGTTAGAATGGTCAAAAAAAAAGATGTTAAAACTTCATGAACTCTCGCCACTTGTTACCAATAAACAAGGTAAACCGCTAATGAGTAATAAAGTAGAAAATCGTGATTTATATGTAGGTCCTCACTTAATTCGCGCCACTGATATTATAGGTAAAGGAGGGTATGGCAGAATATACAAAGGTACATTCGGTCATAAAAACTGTGCGATAAAACAATCACTGGAACCAATGAGTATAAACAATCGTGAAAACATTATAGACTATTATACCGAGATCATTATTCAAAATGAGTTGTTTTGCCATGCGCATCGTCAAGCATTAAGTCAACCTAAATATGCAAAGATTCCAAAACCATATTTTATGGCGAGACTACACACGACACCGCTTTTGGGTATGGAACCATTAGACGACTCTTTGTATAAATTTATTAAAAAGTCAAAAGTACCTAATGGGGAATCAGAACGAGTGTATAAAATCAAAATGACTAGGGTGATTACGGATATGTTTGAGTGTATCAGTAATACGCTTATTTTGTTGCAAGACAAATATGATTTTTATCACAGGGACATGCATGCAGGTAATATTATGTATCGCAAGCAAGGAGATAGTTATCAATGGTTTTTGATTGATTTTGGTTTTGCTACGTTTAAGATGAACGATTATCGTTTTAATTGGGAAGGAGCTGGACCCTATGGTACATTTAATAGTGAAAAGATAAAACAAGGTAAAGCAAAAGGACGTGTAGGTCACGATTTACGATTAATCTTATTGTATATCTTTGAATTAGTAAAAATGGAGTTTATGTATATGTTATTACCTGATGCCTTTGAAGTATTAAATACTATATATCGTAGTATAAAAAAATCCATAATAGACAATAATATAGGCACTAGTGCTAATTTCTGGCATCGTGGTTATGAGGATGCGTTTAACAAATTGGTTACTAGAGAAACCGAACCCAAGGTATTTCTCGCGGAAACGATACCAACATTGCATGCAATACTAAACAATACTAAGGATGCTAGATCATCTAAAACTCTTCTTCCAAAACAAGAAAACACTACATTTGTGCTTCCCGCTAATTAGAGCGTTTTTTAAAGTCTCGCCAACTCATGGCAGACTTGCCTGCATTACGACTAGGCAATTGTTCATCGCGTTTAGCGCTTTCGCTGAGAGCGCTATCGATATACATTTGTTTTAGTAATGAACCTACTTTATAGGATCCTTCGTGTTGATCAATCTCGCCATTTTCAATATCGTAGAGCACGTTTAAGAATTGTTCAAATATTTTCATATTTAGGTTATCATTCACCATTTTATGATAGATTTCGGTGTAGTAGGTGTATAAAAACTTGCATTTTTGCATTCCTATTTCATCAAATTTACTTTTATCTTCTCGCAATAACTGGTAGTATTGTAGTTTTAACCGATGGAGTCGTTCTACTTCATCTTTGATTTTCATGCTGTGTTTAAGGTTTCTAATTTGTTGTGTGGTATCTACAGAATCATTGGCAGCAATTAGTTTTTGTAATTGTAATTTCTCGTGTTCATTCATATATAGTAGTATAATTAAAGTTTTTTAAATTAATTATATTACAATATAGTATATGGTCCGACACACCCGGCGGCGTTTTCGTCATGGTGGAAAAAAAAAGAAAGGTACTCGTGGACGTGCACGCACACGATCTTCTCCACGTAAAAAAACAGGTAAACGTAATTCTAAAGAAAAAAACAAATACAACAGTTGGGGGTTAAACAAAGGTGCAAGTAGAGGATGTGTTCGTGTTTGTTTAGGTTCTTCTTTAAAATAAGTCCATGGCGGGACTCGAACCCGCAACCTCGAGATTAGAAGTCTCACGCGCTATCCAATTGCGCCACACGGACAAAAAAATAACGCACCGGTAGGTTTCGATCCTACGTCCTCCAGGTTATGAGCCTGGCGCGCTTCCGCTGCGCCACAGTGCGATTGTATTCTTTGTTTATATTTGTTTATATTATTTTTATTCTTTTTATTCTATTATAATTTAAGCAGTACTCTTTTTCTTAACCACCTTTTTTACCTTTTTCACAGGAGCAGGAGCAGGTTCAGGTTCAGCAGCAGGACCATCCTCATCATCCGAATCCGGTACATCGGTTACCGCTTCTTCGTCTGCTACAACCTGCTTCGCCAACTTAGTTTGCTCCTCGGCATCTAGTTGAATGTGGCATTTTCCCTTAAGGGTAGCACGAGGCTTTACAAGACCCTGTACAAGGCGCCACGTTACACCAAACTTACCATTCGCAAACCAAATGCCCCCGCATTGTACTACAATAGCAACGTTGGATGCCTTAGGAATCAACTCACTGGGGTGAGACTCACATTTTTGCGCATTAAAGATACTTTCACCATTGTTATCATAGAGTTCAAACTCAAATTTCTGATCGTAGTATGGAAGTTTAATTTTCATAGTAGGCATCTTATTCTTATCCGGTTCACCTGTTTCCTTGTTCTTTGTGTAACGCAACATAGGAGTCCAAAGCGCATCTACTACTTCAGGCGACATCTTTGCCTTGTTAAACCATTCCTTAGACTTTTCTACTGCATTCTCTTTAATATTATTTTCTAGAGCAATCATATTTTCAAGAAACTGGCGGGTATTATCATTAGCATATTCCTGTGTAGGGAACTGAAGAGACATATCATAGCTCTTGCGTCCAGAGTTATCATCGGTCCATTCATTTACACCCCAAGTCAGCATAAGAGGCGTTTGAAGGGTAAGACCTTTTTTAGCAGAAGCATTGTAGATAGGTACATTCTTGCCTCCCGAAGCATTTACTTTAGGAGCGCCAAACTGAATGTTTCCTAGATCAAAGTTACTGTTGCGAACGATACCAGTGGTATCGGCAGGCGCGGAAGAAGAAACGGAAGCAGCAAGAGAAGACATTGTTATTAATCTAACAAGGCACTTTATCTTTAAATCAATTTATGCGGAATTGATTTAAGTATGATAAATAAAGTTACAGACTTTGGGGGAGGGTGGGGGGTGTGGGGGCATTGGACCGAGGAGGTGGAATCTCGAAATATATTGCTATATAAAAAACAATATGGAAAGTTCTTCTTCAATAATACTAAAAGCAACCATGAATCCATATGCTGAATTCTTATTGGCCAATGAAAAGAAAAAAAAACGGAAAATCGATGACGCGTCATTTAAAATACCGAAATATACCGATTTTGAGTTTTTGTTACATCACGATTATCGGGTAACTCAATTAAAGGATATATGTAAGTATTACAAACTAAAAAAAACGGGCAACAAACCAGAATTAATTAAAAACATTTTTAATTTTTTATATTTATCAGATAACATTATCCCGTTTCAAAAACAGTTTCGAAAACATTTAATAGATAGATATTGTAAGTATAGTGGTTCTGCTTTATTGAAGCGTAATCTATGTATAAATGATACAGATATACTATCATTAGAAGATATATCTACTATATCCGTTTATCAATTTTTTAGTTATACGGATAATGACAACAACACGTATGGATTTGATTTAAAATGTTTAACAAACTGGTTAAATAAATCAAAAGGAAAACCTACTAATCCCTATAATCGTACAGTATTAAAACAAGACGTGTTGGATAGGATAGAACATAAAATAAGATTAAGTAAATTGCTTGACTTTCCCTTATTGTTAACCATTCCACCTACGGTTATCGAACATCAAGAGCAAAGTTACGAATATAGGGTCTTAAAGGTATTTCAAACGATAGATGAGTTAGGTAACTATACCAATCCGGAGTGGTTTCTATCCTTATCTAGATTTCAAAAAACCCGTTTTATTCGTGAATTATATGATATTTGGTTTTATCGGTTGGATTTAACGAATGATGTTCGACGACATATTTGTCCACGAGGAAATCCCTTTAGGCGTTTTGCCTTAAACATTCAAGTGGATATTATAGCTGTTTCCGAAGAAGTATTAAATAAATTTATATTGTCGGTCATGGAAGAATTTATGTATTACGGAACTACCGACGATTATCGTAATTTAGGCGCCTCTTACATATTAACCGCCTTAACTTTAGTAAACAATGAAGCCGCTGTTGCGTTACCTTGGTTATATCAATCTGTGGTTAATTGATAAAAAATATATTCGTTTAGAACTTGATTTTGCTAACATTTACTATAAAAATATATTTATTAGTGAAATTGACTTAAAAAGGTAACAATATGAAAGGGTATAATGCCTCCAAAGAAAGCTGCCCCCAAAACTCCTGCCTCCAAGTCTGTCGCTGCTAAGACCACCGCTCCCAAGTCGAAGATTGCTGCCAAGGCGCCTGCGCCTGCGCCTGCGCCTGCGCCTGCGGTTGTCGAAACCGCTCCTGTCGTAGAAACCTCTGCGCCCGAGGAGGTTGTACAAAACGAGCTTAGTGAGCAATTCGCCGAGTTCTCGGGTCGTCTTACCACGCTTCGTACTCAAATCTCTTCGCTTCTCTCTGAATTCCGCACTCTTCAAAAGCGTGCGGAGCGTGAGCTCAAGGCGGTACAAAAGGCCAACCAAAGGCGCAAGCGCAAGACTGGAAACCGTCAACCAAGTGGTTTCGTCAAGCCTACTCTTATCAGTGATCAACTAGCTTCGTTTCTTGGAAAGCCCAAGGGTTCGGAGCTAGCCCGCACCGAGGTCACTCGTGAGATCAACGCTTACATTCGCGCCAACAAGCTTCAAGACCCCACCAATGGTCGCAAGATCAACCCCGACACCAAGCTTAAGTCGCTCCTCAGTCTTACTGCGTCGGATGAGCTTACTTACTTTAACCTACAAAAATATATGAGTCCCCACTTCGCCAAGGCGGGTGCTGCTCCTCTTGCTTCGTCGTCCGCTTCGTCCTAAGTAGAGTGTTAAGGGTTAATAAAATAGTGTTTGCGCAATAATAGTTTTAATTTCTGTTGAAATATATCTTTTTTATATAAAGTTATATTTTCAAAAACTTTTAGTTCGCTGTAATTGGATGCCAACAAATCAAATTTCATGTAGATTTTGGATAGAAAGATAATTCCTTTAATCACTTCTTTTTCCGCCAACCATTCAAAGAACCCTTTTTTTGTGCGACTTTCTTTAAACTCTTTATATCTTTTATAGTTCATTTCCATGGAACCAAAAGATTTATTATAATCCGTACCAGATAAGATGCACAACTCTCTAAATGTGGTTTGGGACATATGCAAGCAACGCAATATCCGAGGCATGTTGTAGAGTACAACTGTTTCTTTAAACAAATCCAATGTACGCAATATGTTACAACACCCATAAGCAAACATATCCGTATCCTCACTTAAGCACGCATATGCTTTTTTTTGCAACACCATGAGGGCACAAATTTCATCGGCTTCATAAGGCGCATCGATATACATTATTCCAAGCGTATCGAGTAAATCCTTAACCTTATCCGTATCTTGCTTTGTTATGCGTATCATTTTGTTTTTAATGGAATTGTATTTTTGTTTATCGTAGACGTTTAGATTGTTTAATTGCTCTTCCGCCTTTTTCTTTTTATTGTAACGATGCGCTAAGGTTTTATGCTTGTAATAGTGATTAGGACCATCAAAGATAAATACCGGAACAATGGATTCCTCTAATAGCAACATACACAACAAATAAAAGTTTTCAAATAGACCACCTTTTAGTTTAAATTTATACATATAAATACTAGTATCTATTACTATGGTTTTACCTGATAACTCGGACAATGATATCGTTTTACTATAATTATTACATTGATTTTTTACAAATTTAAGCAATTGTAGTATACCCATAACTACATAGATACAAACAGCTTTTTTTATATTCAATTTATACTATATTATAACACAAATTGAAAAAATTATTACACTAGTATACTAGTGTAGTACATATGGAAGTAGTGATTGATTTCGACGCCGCCAGTAAGGCATGGTTACAAAACAAGCAAAGCATAGGAAACGGATGCTATGTCTATCGTTGTATCGCGATCACCCAAAAAGGCGTGCCATGTAAATGTAAACCAATGCCAGATAACGATGTATGCTATATTCATGCAAAAACCCAGTATCGTCGTAACGGATAAGAAAGAATAACCCAAACAAATGCTCCTGCTACTAAACGAACTACATTTACATAATATTCACGCAGAAATTCTGGTAAATACGTTTTATAAAATTTTTCACGATCTACTCCATAATTGATTAATACTTGATTACTTACTAGTATAATAACATCCGAAATTAAATAGGTTGAAACTATGTAACTCATTCTATTTTTTGGAAATTTTGTTACAAATAAACTAAATTGCATGGTAAAATTATATATTAATCCTATAAATGACGCTATAAAGGAAGACAATTTTACATTCATTCCAAATTTATCTAATACCGCTGCACCAACATTAACAATAAATGCAGTAGTTAATCCTATTATTATAGATTTCGTTATCGGTTGTTTTGGTACTTTATCCATAGGTTATTATATATACTAAACATTTAATTATTATCTTTCACAATTGGAATTATCATAGGCGGTTTTTACATCCGTTAAATTATCAAAAACATTTTGTATAGTGTCTAGTTTGGTATTATATATACTAGCAATCTCGTTCATATCTGTTTTTGAACTAAAGGTACTATCAGACATTTTGGGTAATTCCATCATTGCACTGTTAAAATTTGCTATGGAAATGGCTTTGCTTTCCTTAAGAAAATTACATGCTTTTTTGCCATTTTTATGCTTGTACGTTTTTAACTGATTTTGTATTAGATTATCACTATTCGTATTTACCTGTAGCGATAAACCTTCTTGAAATGAGTGATTTAATACTATATAACTTAATAAAGTAAATAAAGTTGCTCTTATTACTGTTATTGAATTATTTTGTTTTAAATCATATTTAAATAGTAAAATTAAAACTGCCCATATGATTATATACGTTATAGGCATGAGTATATATATACACTATAAAAAATCCAATAAAGTCATTCGTAATGATCTATCCGTATGCAGATACATAGACCCTAAATGTTCCATATTATGCAAATAAGAGCTCTGTTTACATATCTTTTTAATATAGTCTACAAACAAATGACTATGCTGTAAAGATATGTTAAATAACTTATTATTATGTGAGTTACACCATATCATTGTATCTTGATAAGAATGCATTAAAATAGACACTAATATATAGTAACAAAACACATTACTATTTTCTTTGTAGGTATTTCGTTTTTTAATTGCATCATGGCCCGTAGAATACAAATCGGTATAAGACATATTCATATAGTTTAATATCTTTAAGGCTTGATAACACGAAAAAATTCGTTCTACATACATGATTCGATAAAAATGATGTAACACGGTTGATTGGCGAGAACGCTCCTGATTGATAAAATAAGCACAATAAAAACTATTTAATACTCTCGCCCAAAATTCTCCATATGCCTCTCCTACACGCAACTCCGATTGTAAGGGAAAACACTCTTTTAATCTTTTTTCATCTTCTTTTTTAAAATCTTCAAATCCAAAAAAATGAAATGACTCATGGATCAATACCTTAAACCATTCCTCGTGACGATATATCACTATTTTATTATTAGGACTACAGTGCCACGTATAAGCCGTATTTACGTGAGATTCTCCTAATACCTCTTTTATATTTCTTATTTTTTTTTCAAATAATGTCAAGTACAAATGCAAAGACACGGGGTTCTTACATTTTTTCTCGCTAAATGTATGTGCTAATAGTAACCAATGAATGATCCACGGAACATATCGTTTGTACAACTCAACTTCTTTTATGGAGGAGGAAAATAGCGAGAAAAGTATGGTGATGGATACATCGTTTTTGTTATAGTGTGCATGAAGATCGCCATGATATTTTTCAAGCACATCCTTTTGTATAGTAGGGGTTCCCTTTAAATCCTCACGTATTCTCGCCATACCTTTGGAGGTAACTTCATGTTTGGTATATGTAATATCCTTTTCATCGATGGATTGGTATGTTGTAACAAAAAGAGAGTATAAGTTGGCGAGAAAGGGTTTATGTAAAAAGGGCGTTTCAGGTTCATGGTGTAAAGGTAATTGATTCATGCTTTGGATAAATGTATTCATATTACATGCCTAGATTTTTATATTTGTTATTTAAAAGATAACCAAATAAAAATCCTACTAGATTAACACCAATCTCAGCCACAGAACCATGCCACCCATGAATACGAGAATTACGTATTCCAAAAAACTGGTCTATGGGATTTAAATATTTTTCATCACCTCGATAAACAATAGCATTGGCCGGATGATTACTTGAATCGGATGTAGGGTTATTCATCAAGCATCCGCCTAGATACTTCTCTATAAAAGGATCATTTATATCTGCTAGATATTCAAGATATTCCCATACTACACCTAAACCTTGTGATAGGTAAAAGTAGGAAGGAAAGAAAAATCCTAAAAAAGCAAAAAAGAGGAAATGATTGAGTTGAACTCCGTAAAATTCACGTCGAATGCACGACGATTTTGAGATATCGTCACATGGACATTGAATTAGTAGAGAAGCCATGCTTAACATAAATAATATACATACTAGTAAAAACCCCCGATTAGAATTATACATTATTAATTTTATATATCATACACAAATAAAATTAATATGTAGTACTATGTTTATGAGTTATTGAACATGCCTAACAGTATGCGAACGTATAATTATATGGTATTTCGAACCTTTTCTAAAGAATGTAATCGAATATGCGATTTTCCAGGAACATACATATATAATTCAGCGTCACCGGTTTGTAGTAATATATCTTTTAAAGGAGGATTTTGAGAAAATTTTGCAAATTCTCCACTATAACGATCATCATTATCTCCTACCATATAAGGAATGGTTTTTTTTGACAAAGAAGAACCAGTACTTAAACTTAATTTATTACCTCTACTAGGATCTTTTTCTTTTAACTGCTGTGCGGTTACATAATGATTTACACTCGCCCATTCCTTATCTCCTAATGTAAAACGTCCATCTGGTTTTATGTAATTATCAGTTAATTTTTCACGCCATTGCTTATCTCGTACTAAATGACTATCCAGTACATTCTCAAAATCCATTCGTTCAAAAGGGACAGATCCCGGCTGTACATGTTTTTTTAAACTATCACTTATGACCAATCGATCCTTTTCTGGATTTAGATCTAACATTGGTTCATTAGTATCTTGTTGTTGCTCGCCCGTCAATTTAAATTGCTTGTATTTTACAAATAACGGAATATTAGCATACATTCCTTCGTTTTGCTCTACACAACGATTTATAACTAAATCTTTTATGATCAAGGGTATAGTTTCAAAGGTTAGTAAAGTAACACCCTTTACTTCTAGTATACGATAGTCATTACCCGTAAACTCTAATATCGTATAATACATGGGGTTAAACAAAGACATGTTATGCGGAAAAGGCGATTGTCTTGAACACACTACTAACTTAGGAATATCTTTTGATAACAATATAATTTTTAGATTCATCAACCGTTCAAGAATTCCTATAGTCCAAGGTTCACAAATATACTCCGCACTTTGTATATATTGTTTTAATTGATCTACGTTTTCTAGGTTAGCTAGATATTCCTTATCTTTTAGTAATGATTTTATATATTTTTGACTGGTCTGCGCATGCTGAATTTGCATGGTCCACGTAGTAACATCCTCCATTTGTGATTTATGCACAGCTAACTCTTGTTTTAATTGCTTTATTATCTTCTTGTTGTCTTCTACTTTATCATGCAATATCGTATACATGGATTTTAAGGTATCAAACATAGATACGGTTACATGATCCGCTAGTATACCCCTTAAATAAGCATTCGTTGTTTTTTCGGTTTGATGGATTTGCTTATGCAATACTGTACTTAAACAACTCACTAAATCTGTTTTTGGTAAAAAACGAACATGATCTATACCCAAATACTGATCCTCGTGTTCTATTTTAGTTAAACTCGTATCGGGTTTTACCATATCCAACGAAAATGGCACAGACTCTACATGCGGTAAAGCTAATTTTGCGGGAGTATAGTTATCTAACGAACCTAATGCTTTACCGGCATTAAACGCATGGATAGCCTGTTGTACTTGATTACGCGCATCACTAAATAATAACAAATGTGGTAATAATTTACTACACATAATCTCTTTTGGATTATCACGCTCTAAATAACTTTCATAATGATGTCGAGGAAATTCAAATACACCTATTTTTGATGCACCGTCATTCGTTATTAAATAACAATTATGATAAATAATACCTTTTTTTTCAAAACGCGTACATTTTTCTCCTAGAGCTACGGTATTACTGGGATATTCAAACAACGGAATGGTATACTGAATTAATTCTTTTCCTTTGTCGTCGAGGTCTATGGAGGCGTCTTCATTATATACAACATTTTGAAGGGATCTTTTAGATAGTACCATTCGTATTTACATAGATATGATATATTTACTTAAATACTTATTTTTTTTTAATTCTTCCATATAAAACCATAATCGTTTACGATATTCTACGTGTTCTATATTCTCAGAATTGGATTCATACTCTACGATGGTGGATACTAATACGTTTTTTTTAATACGCTTATAAGGTAATTCGTAAAAAGCACATATATGTTGCAACATTGGTAACGTATAATTAAGCAAATAATTTATTTCATTTGCCATCACTTGATCCATGCAATAAGTGGGCTCATACTCTGCCGCCGGCTCATAGTCTGCCGCCGGCTCATAGTCTGCCGCCGGCTCATAGTCTGCCTCTTCTTTTTCCGTAATAACAATATTCATTTACTATAGTTAGTAAGAACTCTTTAATTAGTAAGATCTAATAAATCCATAAATTTAAATCTAATTTTATTATTAAAACACTTATTCAAGGAATTTTGTTGAATATATTCATAAATATTGCCCCAATCATCTGATAATACAATTTTATCTAAACCGCATTCCACTAAGATAAAGAAGTTTTCCGTAATTTCTTCTATTTTCATAATATCCGTATTGTTATCCACCATTAATTTTTGTAAATAATAAATTAAATCCGTAATGACCTTGACTTCTATATTATTCAATAACATGCAATTTACTATAAAACAACTAATCGCACGCCTATTCTCATTTTGTTTATTGATATCACAAAATTTATTATAGTCTTCGTCTGGATTACAACTCTCTATAATCTTGAAAAGTTCTATATATCCTTCTAATGTAGTATTAAAATACATTTTTAAGGTAGGGCAATCATTTACAATATCCGTGTACAACCTAGCGTATAGTGCAGAATAAAAACGATTCGAAGAGGCAATTTTAAACAACAAGGCAATTAATTTTTCGTGAAGTTCATTGTCCGAAACACTATGAATATGTTGTTTGATTTGTTTAGATACCATAGTAAATGAATCATTTGTAATTTTGTTCATTAAAATACGAATTTCATCTAGTTTTTGTTCAGTTTCCGACTTTTCTTTTATTTCTGTTTTCTTAAATGCTCGTAACATATCCCATCCTATATTTGAAGTCGATACAGCTTTTTTTTTCTTTTTATCCGATTTTATAAAATAAGGACTTTTTGAATAGTTAGGAGAACCTACTAAATTTGCTAATAAAGTAATTAAGTCACGGGATTCATCTGGTATTGTATAGTCAAACCCTTGTTCTTTTATTATTTTAAAATCACTTAAGTCATATATATTCGACATATAGTATAGTAATTGTTTTATTTTTAATATGATTATCGTTATATACTTAAAAACTGTATTATTAATATATTTAAGATGACTACGTTTGAAAATTGGGATGATGAAAACGTAAACATAAAAACTACTTTATTAAGAGGAATTTATGCTTACGGTTATGAAAAACCAAGTCCAATTCAACAACAAGCCATTATATCCATGCAAAATGGAAAAGATTTAATTGCGCAAGCACAATCTGGTACTGGAAAAACGGGCGCGTTTACGATAGGTACATTACAATATATCGATGAAAACCTGCCCATGCCACAAACTATTATTTTATCACCTACCCGTGAATTGGCGCATCAAACATGTTCTGTTTTTCAATCTCTAGGGAAAATGATGAATATATCGATTTGTTTGATGTCTGGAAATGTAAGTATTACGGAAAATATAAATCAGTTAAAGGATAATCCTCAAATAATAGTCTGTTGTCCGGGTCGTTTAAATGATATGTTGCGTCGTAATATTTTAAATACGAGTCATATAAAATCATTAGTATTAGATGAAGCCGACGAAATGTTATCGGTAGGATTTAAAGAACAAATTTATCAAATTTTTCAATACCTTCCGGAAAAGATATGTGTTTCTTTGTTTAGTGCTACTTTGCCTGTGGAATTGCACGAGTTAACCAAAAAGTTTATGAGAGACCCTATTGAAATATTAGTGAAAAGTGAAATGTTAACTCTAGAGGGTATTGCCCAGTATTACATTGCTTTAGAAAATGATAATGATAAATTTATTACAATCAAAGATTTGTTTGGGTGGATATCCTCCTCTCAGGCGATAATCTATTGCAATAGTCTTAAACGTGTTTCTGATCTATACAATGCCATGATATCGGATAATTTCCCGGTGTGCTGTATACATAGTGGTATGGATAAGCAAGAGCGTGACGAAACCTATCAAAATTTCAAAAATGGAAAGCATCGTGTATGTATATCTTCGAATGTAACAGCTAGAGGTATAGATATTCAGCAAGTAAGTACCGTAATTAATTTTGACATACCGAAATGTGTTCATACGTATTTGCATCGTATAGGACGATCAGGTAGATGGGGTAGAAAAGGAACAGCTATTAATTTTGTAACCAAATATGATATTCATTTAATGAAAGGAATAGAACAAGTATATCAAACAACCATAAAAGAGTTACCACAAGACGTGGTCGTTTAACCTAGTATATTATTCTATGTAACTACATATAATAATATGTATAAGACGTCTTCTATCTTGGAAGAATTTTCCCTACCTATCATGTTGAATAAGCAAGTATCACAATTAGATTCCCGGTTAATAGAAGATTTGGAATGTTTAGAAACAAAAGACGATACGACAAAACCCATGTATCACTATGTATTTGAACCTGAAACTGATTTTAGTAAAATATTACTAAAACACTGGTGTAGCAATTATACCACCGATACACAATTTATTAATGATTCGATTTACTTATACACCCACTATAAACCAAAAACACCATTGATTTTAGACGATTCCATTCAAGATACTTGGAAACAAATTAAAAATGATGAAGGTTTCGTTCAAAAATATCAATATATCGAATGGGATCATTTGTTATTTTTAAATGAATCACCTATCGCCATGTTTTATCTATCGGTGTCTACGATCATGTCACCCGTATTATCGTTAATAACACCTCTTTTATTCTTTTTTCTCCCTTTTCTAATGCTACGCATGAAAAAAATACCCATTACCATGAATAAATACATAGAAACCTTGGTTACTCTCATGCAACGTCACGCCGTAGGTGCTTTACTTACCAAGTTTTCTACAGCAAATCTAAAAGAAAAAATATCTTTGATAGGGAGTGTGGGTTTTTTTATGTATTCCATGTATCAAAATATACTTATCTGTTATCGTTTTATCTTTTACTTTAAAAAAATCCACGGACACATTAAAACTCTTAAACAATATCTTACCAAAGTAAAGATTCACATGCTAGAACTAGACAAAAGCATGAAATCTCTCCAGACGTATAAACCTTTTAGAAATAATATGGAAAAACGCATGGTAGAGTTGGACCAGTTGATTAAGGCATTGGATACCATTAAACCCTTATCCTATTCGTTTTCTAATTTCTTAGAAATTGGTGTTGTCATGAAAGAATTTTATTTGTTACATACTAGCGAGACCTATCATAAAACCATGTTGTATGCATTTGGTATGACCGGTTATTTACAATGCATTAACGCTTTAACCAAGAATACCAAGATACACTACTGTAAATTAAGTAAAAAACAATCAAGCATGAAAAACGCCTATTATCCTAGTTTGAAAAACAATCCAAATGCAATTAAAAATACCGTAGATACAAAGCATAACTATATCATAACCGGCCCAAATGCTTCCGGTAAAACCACCATATTAAAAACCACGTTATTAAATCTCTTATTTTCTCAACAAATCGGCGGGGGGTTTTATGATAAAGCCAAAATTAAACCCATTGATTATTTCTATTGCTACATGAATATTCCAGATACATCCGGTCGTGATAGCTTGTTTCAAGCGGAAGCACGTCAATGTAAAGATATACTTGAACAGATAGCCGCAGCGCCCAAAGATAAGTCACATTTTATTATCTTTGATGAATTGTATTCTGGTACCAATCCATTTGAAGCATCCGCCGCAGCATACGGGTATCTAAAATATATGAATAGCTTAAAAAAGGTTCGTTTTTACTTAACCACTCATTTTGTGGATCTTTGCGAGAACTTGGATAAGGAACCCAAGATTATAAACAAACATATGCAAACACAAACCAAAGAAAGGGGAATCCAATTTACTTACAAAATCACTTCCGGCATTTCTACCATTAAAGGCGGCATGCACGTATTAAACCAACTAGCCTATCCAAGCATAATCACGGAAGAAGCCAGCAAACAACTGGATGCATGTGATTAACCAAGACACTGGGTTGCCAATTGATCCGCCTTTGCATTGCCTAGACTATGCACATCCGTTGCACCGGTATGAGCACGAATGTGCATCAAGCTAACAGTGGGAGTATCCTTAAATAACTCATACCCTTGTTGCACAAGTTCTTTATTAGGAATGTCTTTTCTCCAACATTGCTTGGCACATTTCTCGCCATAGGTAGTAAAACAACGTATGGCATATTCCGAATCCGTACCTATGACAATTGTCATGCCCGCATGTATATCTTTTTCTATAGTAAAGTAGGCAACAATAATAGCGAGAAGCTCTGCTCTATTATTGGTTTGTTTACCGGTAATCCGTTTAGACACATTTCGCGGATCATTGTCTTGAAAATAAATACCGATCCCAGCGTTGGCGTTTTCCTTGCCATTGTTACTGCACGCACCATCGGTATATACATAAAAATCAACCATTATACTATATGTAGGAGATATTTTAAATAGATAATAAATATATTTAGATATAGTAATGAAGTCTATAAATATAGTAATTTGTATAACTTGTTTAGTTATTATTATATATTATATACAAACCCCAATAAAAGAAGGTGTTACATTTAGAGAATCCTGTATGATTAATGAATTAAATAGAAATAATATTTCCGTAGATTATGATAATAAAGTACTAACTAAGGGCAAAAAATCTTTATATTATGGTACGCACTTTAATTCAACGAAAGGTGATAAAAATTGTAACGATAAAATACGAACAAATCAATTATTAAAAAATAATAATATATCAGTACCAAATTTCTATGTATGGGATCCTTCACTATCCAGTCATAGTAATTTATATAATATAAATAAACTCACATACCCTTTAGTAGTAAAACCGAATATAGGGACACAGGGATATGGAGTAACTACTAATATTGAAAATGAAACTGAATTATTAAAAGCCATCCATCCTTTACTACATAACGAAAATCCAAGAAAGCGTATTATAATAGAAGAACATTATAATGGAGATAATTATAGAATCATGGTGTTTAATAATGAAATTATGGGGATTGTAAAACGGGATAACCCATATGTAATAGGTGATGGTAAATCAAGTTTAATACAATTAATAAAACAACATAAAACGAGTAAATATAAAATTCATGAATATGATGTTCCTTATATTAAAACACAAGGAGTTCATTTAAATACAATAATACCTGCGAATAAAAAAATTATTGTATCAAAAGTGAATAATTATCATAATGGAGCACCAATCTATAACATTCCATTAAATAATGTTCATCCTGATAATATAACTATGTTTAAAAAAACGGCACATGTATTAGGTATTAATCTTACTGGAATTGATTATATGTGTAAGGACTTAATGACCCCTCATTATATAGATGGAGTAATTATAGAAGCGAATCAAAGACCTGATCTTGCTATTCACTGTGATAGTTCTAGTAAATCACAAAATAAACATTTTATAAATAAGTTTTTAAAATTAATTTTTCAATAGTAAACTATATACATAAATGCGGTTAAATATACATATATTTTTAGGTTTATCTTGTAAATGAACTCTTCTATTGTATACGTATATTTAGGCATAGTGATGATAATCGTATTAGCCACTACATTTTATGTGCGAACGATTAAAACTAAATTAGATACAAAAGTCGATGCCATGTTTCAATTAGTTCAATCTTTAGTCAATGAAGTCAATCTACTAAAAGTAGGACAACGTGGGGGAAGCAAACCTAATGAAGTAATCCAATTAGATATTAATTCTAGTAATAAATCGTGCAACAATGAACTATGTAACCATGAGGAAAGCGATGACGACGATGATGAATCGTATGAAGATACTTCTGTATCCGGTGAAAGTGAACAAGAAGAAGAAGAAGAAGAAGAAGAAGGTTCCTTTAACAAAACAGTACAACTACATAGTGATTCTCCACATCAAGTAAATATAGACACCGAAGTAAATAGGGAACAAGTTACAAAAGAAGTATCGGAAACTATAGAACAAGTAGATGTAGTACTAGAAGAATTAGATGCAGATCTAGCACCCGTAGATCTAACACCCGTAGATGTAGAAGTAACACCCGTAGATGTAGAAGTAACACCCGTAGATGTAGAA